CATAGTCGACCTAGCAACGTTCTCACTTTACCTCTACGCTGTGCTCTATCCATCACAGCATCCATAAGCTGTTTAACGAACGGAACCTTGCTATGGTACTGTTTAAATAATTCTTCTGCTTGTAGTTTGTTTATACCTAGCTCTGCTTGTAATTTGTTTTTACCCATACCGTAGAAAAGACCCAAATTGATCGTCTTGGCCTGGAATCTACCGATGTCAGCCATGTCTGCTACAATTTGATGGAAGTCTGCATCACCACCTTTGTATGCATCAACAACATCCTCTACAGAGTAGAAACCTTGTAATGCTGCATAGTGAACTACAAGTCTTGGCTCTTGTTGACTGTAGTCAAAACAACCCCACTTACAATGTTCTTCTGGTATAAATAAACTTCTGATCCGTGGTCCAAGGTCTTTGTTTCTTGCAGGTATCTGCTGTAAGTTTGGATTGTTCATACTAAACCTACCTGTAACCGTGCCACCACTATCACCACGTAGTTGGTTTATCTCTGCATGTATTCTACCTTTGTGTGAATATTTAAGTATTGTATCTATAAATGTTGTGTGTGCTTTGTTTATTTCTCTTGCTTTTGCAATAGCTTGTACAATTTTGTGTGGGTGATTAGCTAAAAAGTTTTTAGTAAAACTAGGTGCTTGTGTCTTTGCTGTTCTATCATAAGGCAAACCAAGTTTATCAAATACTTTGGCAATAGATCTTGCAGCCCAGATCTGCACCTCTTGTCCTGTCTCTGCATACACACCACCAAGTAATCTCTTTTCTTCTTCAACCATTCTTTTCTTCTCAATGGCTGCTCTGTCTTGATCTACACGTACACCAAGATATCTCATGTCAACAAGAACAGGAAACAGTTTAGTCTCCATAGAAAATATAGCTTCTAGGTCCTGGTGTATTATTTCTTTTTTAAACTCCTGCCATAGCTCCAATGTAAGTTGGGCGTCACGCTCTGCGTAAGATCCAACGTACATAGCTGGTAGCTTATACATCTCTGCTTTTGGATCTACACCCCAAGACTTTGCAGCTTCGTATAGTGCAGCTTCGTCTTTGCCTTTACCAAGATAGTCTCTTGATATACCATTTAAATCATACCTGTATCTGTTCTCATCGATAAGAGATGCAGCTATCATTGTATCTACGATCATACCATTGACTTGTATACCAAGTGCTCTCAACCAACACACATCGTACATCGCGTTGTGAAATATTTTTGTAGAGGGTGATCGCATTTGATCTTGAAACCAATCAAGAACCATTTTACGATCCATATTACCACCACCTTCATGTGCTATGGGATAGTATGCGCACCAGTCGTGTGTGGCTAATGATATACCTACAACATCACCTACACCAACAACAGAACCAGATCCCATTCTTTCGTTTAGGTTTGGATCTTTTGTTTCTAAGTCTATGGCTATCTCATCATACTTTCTTAAATCAGGAAAGTCTGTTGGTGGTAGCCACTCTGTCTGTGGTTTAAATAATGGTGTCTTCATTTCTTTTTCTTCTTTGTATCTTTTAATTTTTTCTTCTCTAGTTCACAATAATGTATGATCTTGTCAAGATCCTCTATACCGTTCTTATGCATATATCTACAAACGTATTTAACAACACAGCCTTGAAAGAACGAGAGATTATTTTTTGAAATAAACTCGTACGGTTGAATGTCAAAATACATGTAATGGGATCCACCTATTTGTTTGTTCTGCGGTTTTGTTTCATCAAACATATTTACGTCTGTCATATTTTATATCCTTTATAAATGTCTTTTGGTCTGATAACATGTAAATGATTTTTTGTTCTAGTTGCACCAACATAGAATAATCTATTCTCGTCATCAGGATTTTGTTCGTAGTTTCTTTGTGTGTTTCTAGATAGATCTGTCAAGAGAACTACGTTATCTTGTTCACCACCTTTTACTCCGTGTATTGTAGACAGAGTAATTCTTGGAGTAGAGTTTAACTTCTCACCGTTTTCTCTCATCCTTCTGATATATCTAACTTTCTTCTGTGGTGCATTATCAAAAGCATTATACCATACATCATTTGTTTTCAACCACATTCTCTCTCGTAGAGATTGCATGGTATGTCTTGCATCCTTGTCCATGTACTTCAAACAATTTTTTTCAAAATGTTTTTCTGACATGTAAGATGATATCCTACTAATTTGGTCGTAATTAATGTCCACACCTTTACGAAGATTTTCCCAATCATTTACAGCAGTGTACAAGTCTTGTTCTCTGTTTGTTTTAAATTTGTTCTGATAATACAATCCTTGTGAGTATAATATATCCTCTAAATCACTCAGCATGAATTTTGTTCTAGCTAGCACTAGCCAATTACCTTTCTTCATGTTAACTTGTTCAAAGTCATCGTAATATGAAAGTAATCCTCTTTGTGTTTTTGGTCTCCACTCTTTTGGTAGTCGGTTTTGTATCTTATTTACTATGCGTGATGCCACATCATGAACTACCTGCGGTATACGGTATGACTGTGTCAACTGCATTATCTTTCCTGTCTGTGATATAAAACTATCTACATCTGCACCAGCCCATCTAAATATAGCTTGATCATCATCACCTGCTATAAATGTATCTTGTGTCTTATCCCAAATAGATTTTGCCATACCCCATTGTGTTTGTGATAAATCTTGTGCTTCATCTATAAACACTACATCAAATTGTGGTGATCTATCTGCCTTAATAAATTCTGTAATCATGTCCGTAAAATCAATTAAGTTATAGTCTTTCTTGTACTGATCTAAATCATGTACAAACTGTTTAAGTTGGTGCACTGTTATATCTTGTGTATGTTCTTTTAAATTATACTGTTGTTCTGGTGTGATACCTCGTAGTTTAGCTATCTGCACTATACGTAGTAAATCACTTTTAGTCGTAAATAATCCTGAGTGTTCGTTATCATACTCATGATAATCTACTATTAATCCCATCTTTTTACCTAGATCTTCATAGTGTCTACGTTGCATAACTTCATCTTTCTTTATACCTAATCTTCTAAAAGCTAGTGAGTGTAGTGTTCTAAAATATGGTAGGTCATCCTCTGATAGATTAAATTTAGACATAGCTCTGTCTCTTGCCTCGTATGCTGCCTTTTGTGTAAAAGAAAAATAACCAATCTTATCAGGATCGGTTTGTTTTAAATATTTATCTACTTCGTTTAATAATGTGGTTGTTTTACCCGTACCAGGTGGACCAAGAACAATAGTTTTCAAAACGCGTCCTCCTTCTTAAATACTCTATCTTTCACTTTCATGTCTTCCTTCTCAAACTCTTGCACTTTTATAATTGATAACTTCTTCTTACCTATCGTCATTCTCACTACTTCGCAACCACAATGTTCTGTAAGTAAAAAATTTGTCACGTCATATTTTTCTGACCATTTGTGTCTGTGTAAAAACTTGTGATAAAATTCACCAAAGATAAAATGATGATAGCCACCTTTGTTCCATACGTTACCAGACTCCATGTCCTCTTTTGTTGCACCTTCTGCAGTTCTACTTGTACAATAGTTTTCAAGATGTTGTGATAGTTGATCTTTTTTAGATGCACCCTCTGGTGCCTCTACAAGTTCTGGGTTAGCCATCAAAGATGTAACCATAATATCATAATCTTTTGGTTTTAGTTTTGGTGGATACTTGTGTATTTGATTCATACATGCTCGTATGAATAGTCTTTGTTCTTGTAGTTCCTCTGCTTTTATCTCTACTCTCTCGCCATCTACATTAAGTCTGTATAGTGGTGGGTCTAGTTTTACAATCTGTAGGTCTGATAGTTGTGGAAATAATAACTGTGTGCCAATACCAAACTTTCTCGTCTTGCATAATTGTTTATCACAATGATTACACATTGGTTCCTCGTTACATTTAAAACCATAGTCTTTGTTATCTTTCTTTTTTCTTTCTATAATGTCATCTGTAAGTGGTGTTGAAAAATATCTGTGATTAAATGTGCTAAGTTTATTACGCCATTCCTCTGGCCATTTCTTTTTTGCATACACCATGTATTGAAACAATACTCTGTCTCTACCATCAGATAATTTTTCTCTTGTTAATGACTCAAGACAAGGTGGCCCATCATCAAACTCTGATGGTGGCCTCTGTATTTTTAAATCTTGTAGTTGTTGTGGAGAGATCTGTATTAAGTTTTGTAAAAAATCTGACAGTGTAACAGCATTACCTTTAGAATCATAGGCATATCTTGTTGTATTTTTAAAATTAAAGTATGGTAAATTT